AAGGCAATGATGTCTGGATGATTGATGTTGAGGTAGGCAGCATAGCTACCGCGCCGTGTGCTACCCTGCTTGTAGGCCAATGAACTAGCGTCATAGATTTTCAAGTGAGGCATGATGCCAGCAGACTTGTCATCGCTGTTGCGGATACCCATGTGGATACCGACACCACCACCTAACATCGAGAGCCAGTTAGTTTCAGATAGATTGTCAACAAGACCCTCTGCACTGTCATCAATATAGTTAAGAAAACAACTGATAGGCAGACCACGCTTAGACCTACCGAAAGACAGGATAGGCGTAGAATAACTAAGCCAGTGCTTACTACTGTATTCATACAGCCGCTGAGCATGTGCAGCATTGGTTGCAAACGCTGACGATACAGCAGCAAAGCGCTCCTGTGGGCTAGTTTCATCCTCGCGCATGTAGCTTTCTTTAAGGCGTTGTAGTCCAAGTTCATCAAATAAAGAGTCTCTAGATTTGTCCAATACCACTGGGTATTTATTCATAATACTATTCATGTTCCTATTCATAATGCTATTCAGGCAGGTGAAAAAGGGGCCGAAGCCCCGATAAAAGATGGAAGACAGTTATACCCTACTCATCTGCCTTGCTTTCTTTATTCTCATCCTGTGTTGTTTCTGCAACAGGAGGGGTTGCTTTCCTACCATTCTCAATAGCCTCTGTTAGACAGGCAATGATGGCATAGCGAATTAGAAAGTCTTTAGCTTCCTCATCAAGATAGATATTGCAATCAGCAGACCCGTCTTCGTTCTCCTTAATAGATTCAACTGTAATTTTCATTAGAAGATGTCCTTTCGTAGTTCTTTAATCTTAGCGGTTGTGTAGTGTGACAGTGTTTTGAAATTGATTGTAGGATTCTTATGAGCTTTGACAAACTCCCAAGCTTCTTCTTTAATCAGGTCATAGAACACTGTGTTGATCAACTGAGGAATGTTCTTTGAAGACCATCCGTTGTTGTCGTTCTCAATCTTCGCCACCACCTTGTCGATCATAGCCTGTGTTACGAACTTGTCAACAATCTTTTCTTCAACGATTTCACAACCGGTGACAGGTGCGCCCATCTCCTTGTGATGCTTCTCTTTGAATTCATTGGTGATGATTTTTGCCCATACTTGCCGACCATACCTGTTCTGATAGTCGTAGTTCTTGATGACAACACCTTCACCAACACCAGCACCATCTTTAATCATAAAGATGTTTTGTTCAAGACAATCAGTGAAATGATCAATGCTTCCGTTCTTGATGATACGAAGTGGTGCAAGGTAGTTGATGCCAGCATCACGCAGCATTGGCATGTACTCATCGTATGACAGCAGCCGTTCCTTCGCACGATCACCAACATCGAACACATAGAACTTGCGCCATGCGTCATCGCTGTATGTCTTCAGTGTATGAGGAACAAGCCACTCACCATACAGTACAAGATGAGGATTGCTGTACAGGAATGGAACAACATCAGAGTCATCCATCATAGCTCTCATGAAGCCAGCATTGTCTGCGTCCAATGACAACTCACGATTCCTACTACCAGCACACATCTTGCCTTCATGTATCCACACGCTAGCGTTAGTGCCATCAAGCTTTGGAAACACATAGCATGTGCCAACCTCAATGCCTTCTACTTCAGTGTTGCCAAACTTCTCAATGTGTTGATATTTGATGAAGCTCATTTCGTTTTCCTTTCAAGTTTCTCTTGTGTAGTTTTCTCTTTATGGCAGGGTTTGCACATCACTTGTAGTCCTTCAATCTCACAGAACATCCTAGTAATGTACACATCCCAACTGACGAAGCCCTTCTTAGGGTCAACGACAGGGTGGATGTGGTCTACCTGTACATCAGCAGCAACGAAGATGCCATCGCAGGTAACGCACTTGTAGTGCATTGCAATCTTACCAGTTTTTGCATTAACCTTCTTACCGACAAAGGCTTCTTTCAAAGACTTGTACTTAGGAGGCCAGCGTCTGGACGCAGCACGAAGTGCCGAAGTGATGAAGCTTCGGAACCTCGCGTCAGTCCATTCACCGGAGTTATGCATTTGGCACAGTGTTTGTTACAACATTAGACATGTCAACATTGTATGTTGCTGCCCGTAAGATGTCACGAACAATGTCGCAAACTTCTGTAATGTCGTATGCAATGTAGTCTTGTTGAGAGAACTCTTCGTTATAGGTGACAATGAAACCATTGTTGGCTAAGTGAATAACAATGTTTTCCATCATAGTCCTTCAATGTCAACACGAGTGAAGACAATCTCTTGAGCATCAAACCTGTATAGGCCATAAGATACTTGATCTTTAATTTCCTCAATCAGATAATCTTCATTGCTGTAAGCAGCACCAAGATCATCTACGTCTACATGAAACTCAACAGTGACAGTAACCTTAGCCATTAGTTTTCTCCAAAGTTTTATCCAGATCAAACGCTAGCAAGAACAACAAGCAGCACATAGCATGTGCCAAGTGACTCTTACCTGTCTCATCATCAAGCTTTTCACCAGCAGCGTAGGCTGACATGTGACGGAACGCTGCATCAATGTAGCGCTGTCGTGCGTTAGGAACTTTCTTCCAGTTGTCAGGAGCATACTTCCTTGCACCAATGGTTAGCACCTTCACCACTTCGTCCAATGCTTTGAAGGGTACTAGTGTCCACTGAGGCTTGTCTTGATCATACTTAACGCCCGTCTTCAGTATGATAGGTGTGTCGCTGACATTAGCTAAGAAGTCTTTAGCTACCCAGTTACAATAACCATGACAGTTGTAGCAAGGCTCTTGTTGTTTCTCTTGATTAAAATAGAAACAAGTACTGCACTGTTCAATCAATGTACACCTCCAACTGTTTTGCTATTAACAGTGAGTGACAAACCTTCCTCTGTAGCTATCATGGTTTGAATATCAACATCATCAGCATCGCCGTACACCTTAGCGCACTCAATCATGATCTTTTCTGTAAGCTCTGAATCACTCTCCATCATAGGAATAGTAGTAGCTACCAACATTGCCATGCTGATCAACTCACGGATGCTATCTTCTGGCATTGTTATAGGTCCAATACCAGCAATCAATACTTCAAAACCTCCATCCCATTCTTCGCCTTCTACAATGATTGGACGCAGTATCATCGCCACATCATTTGGTTTCATGTCTTCTCTGGTGGGGTCCATAAAGGTTCGTCCTTTGTTCTGCGTAAATAAAGTAATCGAGCATTCTCAATTACACGATCTTCATTGCCATCATATGCTTCAACACAACGACAGTACATGTCGTACTCATAGACGCAATCATCTAGTATCTTGCTAGCCTTTACTGGACCAACACCTTTGATACCGATGATGTTATCTGCTGTGTCTCCTGTCAATATTTGACAGTATAGTTTGAATAAGCCTTCTGCTTCAGTGACATAGTAGCCTGTCTTCTTTACGAAGTTGTAGTGCCACCCTGCCACCTGATCGATGTCCTTATCCAATGACACCATGATGCCATCATCGCCTAGTGTGGTGCCAGCTATGGCTACATCATCGTCAGCTTCGTGACCATCAGAAACACAAGCGCCCCATTCCTCTATCATATGCTTGCGTAATGCTGGCAAATGTTCAGGCTTTGGGGCAATCCTATTTCCTTTGTAGACAGCTGTTGTTGCAATGTCATACCGGAAGTTATTCTTTCCAGTGAGAAACAATTGCCAACTATCTACGAAGCAAGCAGGGTATGTGCTGTCAACACCGCATACAAGAATGTCTGTTAAGTAGCTGTCAAGCCTACGCCTAGCAGTTACTTCGTTTTCATTCTGGCATGCGAATGCTATACGATATGCAACAATGTCACTGTCGATCAGTGCTGTTGTCATCTTCTTCGTCAAGCCTATATTCAAGATTATCAACCTCACGCTGTAGATCGCTAATCTTGGCTAAGAGAGCAGCCTTACCAGTGTCACCACTGATGTAGGCATGCCGCTCAGCTTGCTCTAGTTCACAAGATGTCATCATCATCGAGATTGCCACCAGCGGCTGCATATTCTACAAGGTCAGTGATGACAAGCTTACGCAGGGCAGGGCTAACACCCTTCTTGTTCTTGTATGTCCAATCATATGAACCAACAAGTGCTTTGGCTTTGCTGCCATTACCAATCTGTGTTCCAACAATCTCATCACCATCTGTATCGTATACCCGAATAGGCTTCTCAGATTTGCATGTGATGTATTTACCCATGTCGGCTTTCTTGTCTTCACCGATCTGAACACTGATGCCCATCTGTTCGAATGCAGCTACTGCCGCATCAGAAAGATTGCACAGGTTGAGTTGGAACTTTCCACTCATCTCATTGATCTTGTCATGCTGACACCAGAATACATCTGCTTTAATCTTGATAGCTTTAACTTCTTCAGTCATATCATTTCCTTTTTAAAAACAGTAGCACTAACGAGGCTACCTATGCCGCTTCTTTTACTAAAGAAGAAAACCTATTGTACAACAAGCTTCTCAGCTTCTGCAATGTAATAATCATAGTCAATATCATTGCCGAAGTCTTTGATGTTGTTGCATGTCTTAACATTCCAACTGCTGTCAATTGACAACCGTCTATCTTCACCACCCTCAATCAATGCTGGCATGATTTTAACCAGCTTACCACCATCTTTGCAAGCGTAGTAACGACAAATGTTTTGCTGTTGTATTTCAGTACCATCATCCATCACCAGCATAAGCTTGCTATTGCGTGGCACCTTTGTTCTCAGCATGAAATTGTACATGTCTTTATGGTTTTGTACAAAATCTTTAATGTCTGTACCATAAATCATGTTTGCTTCAGCTGCCATAGGGATGACTAAGCCGCCTTGATCTTGATGCCAGCCCAATCCTTCATACTGATAAGCACCCTTGCGTTTAACTTTACCATCTGTGTAGAAGGCAAGGTAGTTATTCACATCACGGATAATCATCTTTGAATAGTTGGCATACTCAAGTTGCAATCCTACCTGCTGCTGCCATGCTTCACAGATGGTGTTGTACCTGTCCATCATGTTGCGTGGACACAACACAGTGACACCATCGGTGTTGACCTGTACCAACGACAAGCCCTCAATAGTCAACAGCTTCTCAGCCAACAGGCACAGGCTAAGCTGTCCGTTGATGGTGATGGTCATGGTGTATTGAGGGTCATAGAAGGGGCTGTACTGGTTGTTGCTGTCACCATACACACCATTCAATGCCAGCTTCAGCATAGCGTTTTCAGCACTAGCCTTGGGGTAGCTCTTACGCTGTTCGTACACATCCTTGTAGATGTCACAGAACCTGTCAGTGAGGTGTTCTGGATACACCCTGTTGGCAATGGCAATGTTCGGATACATAGAGCTAACATCAGCATCAATAAGCTGGTGAGTATCGCTCTCAGCTACGATGCATGATGACAAGCTGCCATGAATGCCACCAGTGCCGAAGTCAAAGCGAAAGCCATCAACCATGACATTCAATGTCTCAGCTTCATGCCAGCAGTACCAGTAGGAATAGACAGGCTGGCCTTTCTTCTTGGCCTTCAACTCCACCTTATCAATCCAGCCAGCAGGGTAAGCAGCTTTAAACACAGCAAGCTCTTCGTCTATCTGCTCTGCCTTAAACTTCTTACGCATGATGTTCATGTCAGCAAACATCGCCACTCGCTCAAGCTTGTCTTCTGCAATGTCAGAGAACACACCCTTAGTTTCAGTAATGGTCTGCTTCTTGAACCATTCAAAGATTGCCTGAAACCTTCTTACCAGTACTGTCTTTCTTGTAGCATGAGTCTGGCATTGTCTTCTCAAGCTGCATGATGAAGTAGTCTTTGCCGATCTTTGTATCATTGTGATTGGTGAAGTCACGCTTGTACTTCTTTGACAACTCATCACGAAACCGGATGGCGTTCAATGATATGTTGTAGAAGTCGAGCGTCTTGATAACATCATGCATGTTGTATTTAAGCAACACATCAATCTCACTGTCGGTAAGCTCAGTGCCAACAGGGAATGGCAAGTCCTCAATGCTGTCAGACTTCATATTAAATTCAATCATCTTCAGACTAGTGGCTCGTGCCTTGTTGTCGAAGTGATGTATCTTAAATAGATCGATCTGCTTTATATGCTCTTTTAAACGAGCATTGTTATGCTCAGCTTGTACAGAGATGAGGTCTTGTGCAACCTTGTATGCTTTCTTGGCAACAGCTTTGCCCGACACTGTGACAGCTTTAGCCCTCACTTCAAGCAAAGCATGCAGCACTGGATAGTCAAAGCCTTTGTTGTTAAAGCCCACCATCCTGTGCTTCTTGTCATGCAACATGTCTAAGAACTCAAACAATTGCGACACATCATTCTTTCGTGTCGAGCATTCGTACACATGAGTGCGTGAGTTGTCTGCACATACGGCTGTGAAGGTGAAGCAGTTGGGGTATGTCTCAATGTCGTATACCCAATCCATTTCATTTCCTCTTCTTTAATTGTTTATCTGAATAAGCATACATTAAATGATTGCTCACTTCCTGTATGGCGTATGCTTGAAACTCAATGCTTGGTGATTCTTCACCAATGTATCTGAAGTATTCCTGCACCACATGCACAGCCTCATGCACCAGCAAACCCGCTGTTGGAATACCATCTAGTTTCTTATCAGCAATGCATACGAAACTAACTCTGTTGCCTTTGGCTGTGACAACATAGTGTGTCATGGCAAGAGCATCATCATCAATCCACTTAGGCCACGGGGTAGGCACCTTTGTTCGCTTAAGTTCTTTTACAAACTCAGCTTCTGTTGTACACAGACAAAGGAAATCACCCCTTATCAGGGTTCGATCAAGCCATGTCATTAGATGCACCATTGATGACAGCTAGTAACAAGTTGACGCTTTGAATAATCATATGCTGGTGACTAATGTGCAAGTTCTTAAACTCTGGTAAAGGTCTAGGACTCTTCTTTCTTATCGCTTGCCAATAGATTTCTATCTCGCTCATGTTCGTTCCTTAATGTTTCAATTGGTAGGTACTTATCAACATTTACCGACAGTTTGAAATCTTCAACACTGTCTTTACCGAAGATGGAGTTCCATCGACTAGCCCATTCCTCATCAGCCACTGAGCGTGGACGCTGTGCGCTACCCTTGCTCATCTGCAATACCAATAATAAAACTTACTTTAAATCCAGCTAACATATCAATCGTCTTATCATCAAGAAGATTAAACATCTTGTCAGCTTCTTCTTTTTGCAGACCGTACTCAAGTAGATATTCCCACATCCAATTCTCTGACTTGCCTTTCTCAAAGTAATCAATAGCTTCCTCAAGATTCTCAAATTGATTTGCTCTAGTCCGATAATAGTCAACAATTTTCTCAACATCTTTTATCATAGCAATTCTCCATCAGGTTCAGGTTCAACTTCCAACATTCTACCAGTGTGCTTGTTGTAATGCAAGTGACAGGCTGGTCCTGTCTGCCCACTGTATCTATTCTTCAACACTCTCACCTTAGTGGTGTTGCGAATCACAGGGTCTTCAGATTGTCCATTGCGTTCAAGACCAATCACCATGTCTGACAGCTGTGCAATTGCGGCAGAGCCGCGAAGCTGTGCAAGCGAAGTAACTGCACCTTCCTCATGGCCTTCATTGGCTGGTCGTTTCAGGTGACTAACAATGATGAGGGCAATGTTGGTTTCTTGCACCAGCATACGCAGCTTCGTCATGATTTCGTCAATGGCTTTGCGCTCATCACCATTGTCTTGTGCTGACACAATGATGGACAGGTGATCAAGGAATACATACTTACATCCCATGCCCTTTGCCATGTAGCGTACACGATTGACAATGTTCTCCACTGATGTGCTGCCGAAGTGATCAAACAAGAACAGTCGGTCTGTGCCAAGTGTCTCAGCAAAGGCTCGTTCACGCTCTTCATTGGACACAACAGAGTCAGGTAGATGCAATGGTGCGTTAGCAGCCAAGCTCATCATCGACAGCGCTGTCTTGCGAACACTCTCTTCAAGGAACATCAGACCAATGTTGTCCTTAGTCTTCTGCAACAGATGCCACACCACCTCACGCAGCACTTGGCTCTTGCCTAAGCCACTACCAGCAGTGACAGTGACAAGCTCACCAAAGCGTAGGCCATAGGTGAGTTCATTCAACCCTGCCCACGGGTAGTTGCAATCGGCTGGTGCCATAGGTGTACACACCACATCCCACAGGGTGCTGCCAGCTACAATGCCATCCGGTACAAAGGACTCAGCCTTCCACCAGCGATCAACGAATGCTGCTTCTTTGCTTTCAGCAAGCCAATCACACGCATCCTTGTGATCAGCAACAGGCTTGAACACCTTGCACTTGCTACCGAAAAGCTCAGCCACTTCTTTGCTGGCCTTGATACCAGCAGCATCACCATCAAAGCAAACGACAATGGTGTCGAAGCTGTTCAAGTATTCGTAGTTGGCACGACAGTCTTTGACAGCCGATGCTGCACCATTGCGAATGCTAACGACAGGCCACTTGCTACCTGTCATTTGGTATGCAGCCAGTGCATCAAACTCACCCTCTACAATGGTGATGTACTTGCCACCAGTGGGAAAGAGGTTCTGCCCGAACAGTGTGCCTCTAGACCATGCACCACTGGCAACGAAGGTCTTGTCCTTCACACCTCTGACCTTAGCAGCTACAAGCTGTAGGTCTTTGTCGTAATAGGGAAAGTAATACTTGTCCTCATCACGAACAACACCGAAGCGTTCCATTGTTGTTTTAGTAATGCGTCTATCGACAACAGACACAGCATTGCCATTGCCATAGTTCTTGAGGAACGACATATCTGGCGCTTTAATTTCTACATCAATCACAGTGTATTCTTTCTCATCATCAGGTGGTGTATATACAGAACAAACAAAACAGTAGGTTGATCTATCATTATTGATAGCACAGCCATCACTGCTGCCACATTTCTCACAGCGGGTATGTGTCTTTATGAAAGCCATGTCTCTATTTTGGTGGAGTTCTTGCAAAGATGTTAAACAATTTAGCACGAAGCATTGCCGCCTCTCTGTCATTGTTCAACCCATAGACTGAACCATAGTTTACATTCTCTTCGCGTTTCTTCTTTACAACATCCGTCATAATTTGACCTGTTGTTTTTCCGCTACTAAGTCTTGCCGTATACAAAGGGTCATTGGCAAACGATGATGATCTACGATTTACATTCCATAGGAATGGGTTATCGTCAGTGCATTTACATGTCATGAAAGTTCCTTTGGAAAGAATACAGCAGCAGTGAGAGGAGCAACATCATACATCACATTCAACACTTGCTGTGCAACAATACGATGTTCCTTTTGTGTTGACTTGTGCAACCTGCTATTCAAGTAGTGTATCCAGCTACGCATGTTGCCGTTCATGTACATGCGGCTGGTGGTTAAGCCTTCAGGCAGCAGCGCTCTTGCTTGCTCTTTGGCAATGCCTAAAGCCAGTGCATTAGTGTAATTGGCCTCAGCCATATCAAGCACACTCCTTTGAAGATCAGCCCATATGTTTTGAAGGTTGATGTCATCAGTTGTTATGCTGTTCTGCCTGTCCTTATCATCTTGCATTCGGCATTCACGAATACCGGATGCTGGCAGAGCATCGGTGCTGGCATAGCGCTGGCTAAACTCTTGAAAGCTAAAGCTCCTGTGCCTCAACACCTGTCGTGCAATGTCACGGGTTGTCGTAATCTCTACACACATGTTGCACATTTCAAAGGGACTGACATGTCCCTCACGCATCATGTACTTGAACAGCCCTTCCTTGTTGGGGTTGTCTTGATTGTTGGGATTGCTTACCCGTGCAATGTAAGCTAGATGCTTATCAAGATCGGGCGTTGCCCATACCAGTTTAACTTCGCTCATGCTACAGCCTTTGCTGCAATGTACAAGCCTACATTACCTAAGCTGTAGCCAACGAAGGCTATGCCCAATCCTATGTTGCCTTTGATAATTAAATCAGCAGCAACCACTAAATATACCACGCCGATAGTGGCAATCAACCATGCACTCATGTGTTCTTCTCCTTAGTCCCATAAGTTTTCGTAATATTTACCGAACAATTTATATCCATTTGATATCCGCTTCTGATAAGCAGCAGCACCTTTCATGTCATACTTGTATGTATCCCTGTCACCTTTAATCATTTCATATGCTCCACTGTCATTGTGAATCCAGCCTATGTCATGAGTGCCAGTGTGAAACCTCTCTTCCCAATCATTGAATTGACTTTCAAAAGCAAAGATCATTTCTGCCATCACCCAATCCCATCGTTTGAAATGATTGTCATCAACACAATATTCATTTTCTTTGGGCGGTGCTGCTGTTGACCTCAACTCAGCTGGCACATTGTGTTGTCCATGCTCCATGTATCCCACTTGTCAATGTGTACACTAATCTTTTGATTGCGAAAGGTGTGTATCCAAGTTAAAAACTTATACAGCATTGTCATGGGTCGATCATCTCTCAACACAATCGTGTCACCTTTCTTTGGTGTAGGACGCACACTGCCATGTGCCAACCACTCACCAAACTTGTGTACACAATCGGTGTCATCCTTCATCCAAAAGCAAAGAGCCTGAGCTAGTTGATAAGGACCAAACCAGTTTTTATATTTACCAATTGTTACTTTCATGTGTTCTTCTCCTTTAGTTTGGCTTCGATGGCTGTGCCAAGGCTTCTTTAATTGCCCATCGAACATGCCTACGCTCATGTGCATTTGTTTCAATGTACTCCAGCGCCAGCTTCAGGGCTGCGTCCTTCGGACTTGCGGGTGCTTCGTCTTGTGTCATAGGCTCTTGCTCTGGCAACTCAGACTTCATCTTGCGAATCCAATGCTGAACAGGGCGGTCTTCACGGCACTGATCGAAGTGTTGTTGGGCCAGCCAATCAAGTGTTTGCTCTGGTGTCATACAATCTCCTGCGGTTTATCAAAGCGAACAAAAAAGCACTGCCACCCTTTAAAGATGTGCAAGCCGTTGAACTCCACATCCCCCTCAATGGACTTGCGTTTAGACAGCGCTGAGTTGTAGCGCAAGAACCTTGTACCGTTTACATCGAACAGTATGTACCCACGCAACCATGCTTCAAGTGTCTTGTTCATCTGCTGCCCCTTGATTCAACCCATGATGGAAATAGATTACTCTGCGCTGGATAGTTTGTATGCCATTCAGCAGCAGCCTTTTCATTCAACCACTTCACGCCGTTCTCTAAGTCTGACATGACACATGAGTGCCACTGATCGTAGATTGCATCACGCTCTGCTGCTGCGACAACCTCGGCAAAGCGCTGAAGCATAGCGTCAAGAGTTGGTTGGCGAGTAGTGCAATACACATTAGCCTCATGCGCCATGCGGATGATGTCTTCTTTATTCATATCATATCCCTCATATCCTGTGCAACAGATGCACTCTTTAATGTGTTCTTAATGTAAGGTGTAAGGCTATGTGTTGTTGCATGTCCTGTGACAGACATGACATTGGTCAGCGGTACACCAGCTTCAATCATCTCGGTCACTGCTGTTCGCCTCATGTCCATCATCTTAAGGTGATCTGGTATGCCAGACTCTCGCATGATTGTGCCACCAACCTTAGCCAATTGCAATAGAGTGTAAGGTTTAAATCCACCACTACCATCACCAATAGGGGACGGGACAATGTACTTCTGCCAGCCAATGTCAGCCTTCTGCTGTGCCAGCATCTCACGCAAGGCAGCGCTGGTTGGTATCTCCACCCTTGCCCTGCGCTTGCTCTGCTCCAGCTTCATCACCCCTGTGTCAGCATCGTAGTTGTCCCATGTGAGCAGTCGCATGTCGCCTAGCCTCTGACCCCATGAGTAGGCCATGTACACCAGCAGTCCAATGTTACGCCACTCATACTTGGTGAATGCCTTGTCCATGAATTGCTTGATGTGTTTCTTTTCCCACACCACACGCCTTGGTTTGTCTTGCCGTCTACTCACCTCAGTGAAAGGGTTGTGCTTTGTAAAGCCATTGCGAATAGCAAAGCTAAACAACAAACGATAGACAGCCAGTGTGTGATTGGCAAGGCTAACACTGTTCTCTGCATGCTTGTCGTAGATACGCTGACACATTGGTGTGGCAATGTCACACAGCCTTGTCCTGTATAGTTCCTGTGCCACTGTGGTGTCATGAAACCATTGCTTCAAGTAGTAGACATAATCAGTCTTGCTCTTTGGCGACAGAGCTTTGTAGCCAATGCTGTTGATGTAAGACTTGAACAGGTCTTCAACCCTAGACTTCTCAGACAAGTTCTTTAAGTAGCGGTGTTCCTTACGCCACGAATCCATGATTGCGTTATGGTTCTCAGCATACTCGACAGCAGCTTCGTAGTCTGTGCCACATGCCTTACGCTCAACTATACCAGCATCAATCGCATCTACTGGAGGGTTGTAGCGGTAATGTGTAGTGTCATAGCGGATGAAGGATAATAGGTAGCGTGGTAGTTTCATATGAGCATCCTGCCTATGTACATGCCAGTGAATATTAAAAGCGCAGCCACCACCACAAGTGCCGCAAGTACCGCACCAATAAGCATCTGCCCAATGCTGTACCACTCTACGCTAAGCTCTTCAATATCATCTGGAACTACAGACGGATATGGTTTGATCTTACGAGAGTTCTTAGGCAAAGGACACCAGTGTGTCCAGAATTTATCACCATTATAAATGGAGTAGATGGCTACGCCACCCTGCCCCAACAGCTGTAGCTTTGCACCTCTTGGTGTATGCTCATCTATAGGTATCCAGAAATACTCTGTGTCAACGACAGCAGCGCCGTCACTTGTTGATTGTATTGTCATGTCAATCTTCTTCGTACAGGTTGTATAGGTCTTCAGCCATGCTGAGCAACTCATCATGCTTGACCAGCTTGTCGAGCCAGCGCTGAGGGATGGCAGAGTAGCCATAGATACGGCCAGCAATCATACCAGTGACAGCACCCACTGTGTCAGCATCACCACCCTTGTTGATGGCATGTACAACAGCGTCTTTAAAGTTTGTTGTACGAGCAATGCTATCCCATGCTGAAGCATAGCAACCCATCACAGAGCCATCAATCTTATCAGCACCTTTGACACGCAGACCATCATAGCAAGACAGTCTGCTGCCACGATGAAGCTCTTCAGCCAGTGCCGATACATATTGCACAGTGTCTTTTGTGCCATGTGTAATCAGTGCTGTCGCAACAGACTCGCCAATAGCTAGTGCCATGCATCTGTGATTGACCATAACATTAGCTGCCATTCGCATGATAGAACCATTGCCGCTGGTCTTGTAGTCTGTGCTGCCACCATAGATGCGGGACTTCTCAATGCTCGACAGTGCATCAGATGTTGTACGGCCAATGTCAAAGCAATAGTCACGAGTACCATGTGTGCCGTAGCGTTTCCAATCAACGAAATTATTAGCAATCACCTTCGGTGAAAAGGTTTTGAAGTTGATGTACGCATCGGCAATGCATACCATCATGGCTGTGTCATCTGTCCACTCACCAACAGCAGTATCGTGAGCGCCACCACCCACCATCTCAGTGAGCGGATGCCCTGTGTTTGGCTGTGTAAATTCTAGTGGTGCGCCAAGTGCATCACCAATAGCTGTGCCAATAAACATGCCAATTGCATAGTCTTTATCCATACATATACCCCTTGTGTTGTTGTCAATGCACACCATACTTAAATGATGTGCATCAAGTACTACACTAGTTACGCAGCCATCTCTTCAGCAATGTCCCACAACTCGCCATTGATGCGGATGTTTTCTTTCACGCTGTTGATGGGTCGAGCCTTACGGATAGAGCCGTGTGGTGTTGCCTCAGTCAAGCTCTTGACGAATGCCTTGCCACGGATGACGCTCTCTTGAATGCGGTTGAACACAGTGAATGCATCCATGTGGTCATCCTCATTGCGGTTGATGGCAAGCACATCGGTGATGGTTTTCTCGATGGCATAGACACCCTTCTCCTGTGTATCGTACATGTCCCAACGAGTAGCAACACTACGCTTAGCCATCTCATAGGCTGTGGCGCTGGACAACTGCACACTCTTGAGCAGGTTGATACGCTCCATCATAGCTGGCAGGTTAGCCACTGTGTTACGCAGCATGTCTTCAAAGCCTGACAATGCAGAGGTGTTGTGATACATACGATTCTGGAAGCCGTCACCAGCAACGATGCCGTTAGAGCAGATGAATCGGAATGCACCAGCAAACAACTTGACGCTGCTGCTGCCATCATGGCTGTTGTACAGGATGATTTCAGGACGCACATCACCCTGAGCAAAGTCAGTGTCGATAGTACGAGCAAAGGCAATCATGTGGGCTGAATGCTCAGCAGCTACCTTACGGCTACGCTTTTGTGCTGCTTGCACTGGAGCATATCCATAGTCCTGCATCACAGGGATGAGATCGCTAGTGTGCAGTGCAACATAACGATCAGTCAAGCGGTCATGCTTGGTAGTGGCGAACACAGCAGGGGATAGCTGTTGGATACGCTCTGTTGTCAGGGCTGTGTTGTTGGCATTGCGGGAGAAGATGACATGTTTAGACATACGGATGTTTCCTATTGAGAAGCCAGCGAAATTGCTGAGGGGTTAGATTATAAACGAGAAGTTAAATATTTGTCAAGCAATGTCCGACTTAGGTGAAGGGTCTTTATCAAGTGCTGGTATCCAAAGCCTGACCCTATCAAGCGGATGCACACTCTGCCATGCAGCCAAGTGACACACCTCACCGAACATGTTCAGGCAGTAGCTGTACGAGCCGTCAATGTGATCGTAGAAGAACACCTCACCAGTTGGTAGCTGCACATAGCTTCGTGGCCTACACTTGTAAAGCTCACGCACTGGCAGCACTTCAAAGTCATTGATATCAATATCGGTAATCATGTAAGCACCTTTCATTTGTTGTACCTATTAACTAGTTGTCTCAGTATCATTATGTCACCCTCATATAACGCAAACCCTTTTAAGTATCCGGCATTGTATTCATCACTGACATTTTGCCGGAAACGAAATTGTCCTCTGCGTCCTTGCATATATCCAAGCATATATTCGTATGCCATACTCACTCTCCCATAACAATTGATGATCTGCTAATCTTCTTTGTCTCAATGTTTTGTTTGAAACAAGCATAGTCTGTGCCATCCTTGGCAACAAATGCTTCAAACTTACCCTTAGCGTAGCACCTGCTCTCTATCTGTGCAGCTATAAGCTCTTGCTTCATACGCTCAGTCTCACCACCTACCCAAAAGGCAAAGGATAATATGGCAAAACAACCAGCGCTTATTGCCAGCATATTAAACATCTGCTATATCCTCAAGAGTTCGCTTCGCCAACTCAAGTGACTCAATAGCTTCTTCATATTCTTTATCTTCAAACTCATGTATAGCAGCGTTCACTAGTTTATATACCAGTGTAATCGATGGCACTCTAGTATCTATCATGTTGCGCTTTCTGTGGAGTAATGAGAGTATGAACGGATGCGGCTGTTATTATCGGTGTGCTTCTCAACAAACTTAATGCGAGTTGTTTCAGGCAGTGCCTCCATCAATAGCCTGAGATCGCAGTCCTCTTCAAGATATACATTGTCCTTGTACTGGTAGCTGTATGTAGACACCTTGTCTGCAATGCCTAGATTCACCAGCACTTGACGCTTCACCTTGCCCCATGCATGCCCTGCATCGGAGTATACAATCACTGTGAATGTTTTCATTTTGTTTCCTTTTGTAACATGAGAGCCAAAGATTGCAGTTCTTTATCGATCACTTCCTCTTCACCGAATACACCCATGTCATTATCCATGAGTGCCAGTAGTTCAGCACACTCACCACATACTTCCTCAGCAAGTGAGGTGTCTGCCTTGTCTCCGTTCACAACCTGTGCAGCCAACTCATATGCACGGCCTAACATGTCTTCAAGTCTTGAATAGTCTGACTGTTTCATTTTGATTCCTCTAGGTAAGCAATTTCATAATCTAATATAAAGTCTGTATCCCACACATGCTGCTCTGGAGTATCTAATACTTGTTGCACAGCTTCTGATTTAGAGGATGCTTCTATTTCAATTTCAGCACATTGATAAACTGTACGGGTCATAACTATTTTAAATGTTTTCATTTTGATTCCTCTACACAGATAATCTCCCCCTCGCCAAGCACTGCCTTGGCTTGGTCGAACAAGTCCCATGCGGCGAGCATAGCATCATCTTTGCTGTCTGCATCCACCTCAATGGTTTGCAAAAGGCTGAACGCCACTGTTACTGAATACTTCATTTTGTTTCCTCTTTCAATGGATAATAAAAAGTATAACGATCTCAATCATGTGCAGCAAGTATATAACTGCGTCACTCATTTTGAATCCTCTATATATGTAGTGATGGCATGCTCCAAACTATCCCATGTGATGCCATAGTTAGCATCGAAACTCTCCGCTACCATCTCAAGCACACGGACACAATCGTCATCTGTGAAAGACTTAGCCTTTGTAATGTCAGCATAATCTATAATGTTGCGAACATCATCAATACCCCAATCATCTCTGAGAATATATTCATTGTTTTCAAATACTACTTTAGCCATTTCATTCGCTCCTTATACGGGTTCTAACATGTGGGCTACCATCTAACATCTCACATGTTACATTAATGGCAGCAAGTATGTCATCCATAATGTATTTACCAGCACCATGATGGGGTTCGTCAACAGAATGTATAGCCACTGTATATACAGCGCCTTGCAACTCTGCCATTTCCCATGTGTAGTAGTTGTCTACATTAAACATGTCTATGTGTGTTGTCATAGCTCATTCCCCATCATGTAAGCAATTGTAAAGTCTTTAATCTCATCTTCACTCAGCCACTTGCCCCGTTGTATATGGTCAAGGGATAGTGTCGCTAGTCCATGAGCAAGCCTGTGGTCTGCACAGTTCAAGAAGAAATGATAATGTGTCTGCCGGTATGCATTCATGATATTTCATCAAGATAATTATTATATGCATCTTCAATCCGTGAACGCAAAGTATGGTGATTGGCATCAGTCAGTGCCTCAAGAAAAGCAGACATAATATCTTCGCCTACCCACTTGCATTGTTTGGCAATATCTGCACCAATAGTTTCTGGTATTGTCATGCTTTCACCTCTTCAATATTAACTAGTTGAATAAACTGTCCTATTACACCATTCCAAAAGTATTCTGATGGTGTTAGGTTGAAACTCTCAGCACAGCGCACAGCTTCAGGGAATGTACGCTTGCTGCATATTGGCATCCCATCTACAATGACGCTCCAATTATTAATATCGTCATCATTATGTTGGGCAAAACTATAATAACATTTAGGTGTTTGCATTATGTTCTTTCAGAAAGGTTACAACCTGTGCCATATCCTCAGCAGACACTTGCCACGCTGGCACTCTACCATCTAGGCACAGTCCGTTAGAGTACTCACCACCACGGCTGTCTTGACTAAGTATGGTGGAGATATAATAGCGTGAGACAAACTGTCCATACTGAGTATGTGGATATCGCACATCGTAGAACTCTACCATCGGTGCTTTGTCATTAGTAAGGCACATAGCCCTGCCATAAGTGTCGCCAGTATTGACGATACGAACATTCCATTTGCCTAGTTTAAGCAGCATATTAATTACTCCCAAGTGTGGATGGATGGACGCTTGCTGTCATTGACAGACAGCGCTACAACTCTTGCAGACTTTATCGGATGCTCACCATATCGGTGAACAAACGAATCGTATTTGTAGGGGTTATACATAATGAGTGAGCCATTCATGCTGATGAACTCATGTGCCCTGCCACCAGCTTTAGCAGCATCAAACCATGTGCCACTGACACCAGCATGTACATTCTTGCGCTGTTCACGGATGACACGCTGCCGTCCTGCCTCAGACACCTTGAATGTCGCATTGGTGAGCAGCACCTGTTGACGATGTGCTATGACACGCCCCTTCATGTCACCCTCAAGTGCCTTGATACTGAACAGCTTGCGGTGCAGGTTAAAGTATACGAATACTTTCATGTGTGTTTCCTTTCAGGAGTGTGTTAACGAACAATTAAATAGTTTCTGATTCGATATATTCTAATGCATCATCATAAGAATTAAATTTAACTGAAACATCAAGTAGTGTATCGATCACCATGTATATATTGCCATTGAATGCAATTGTGAAACTGTCTTTAATATGTACATATGTAAACATATTATGTTTCCTTTCAGGAGTTAATCGAACGATTCGTCTAGTATGTAGCCATTGTCTCGCAGTGCCTTACATACTCTAGCTGGCAGGACATAATGCCCATCGAAATCTACCAGTTCTTTACCCTCAAACCACAGCCCACCACCTTCGCTGCCGTCTGAGAATTCCCAATACCCATACTGTGTAGAGGGTGATATCTGCACAACACCGGAGCTTGAAGCTACAGTATATGGGTAGAGGATGATTGTATAATTGTGTTCCATAATATGTTTCCTTTCAGGAATGTTTGTACACTGCAATGACACGGCTGTTAGACCGATTTAAATTCATGTCAACGACACCACCATTCACCACAGCCAATGCATGCCGTGTAATGATGACAATGTAGCTGCCGTTTGTAAGCTTAGGCAATATGCTACCGAGGGTTGTGCCAGCCTGTGCCACAACAGATATTTTCTTCGCTAGGTATCGTGCCCCTTTGGTTGTGCCGTAGACACCTACCAGTGACATGCCATTGGAAATGTATGCATCGTGCCACACATTACAGGTGCAGCCTCGCTTGTCTTTCCTGCCATGTTGACGCAATATCTTATGAGCATTGCCATAAACTAAGCCAGCGCTGTTAGCCAATGCCCTGACTGTACAGTCAGCATTCTCACCCCATGTTGATACACCAGCAGTGACAGGGATAATTGTTTTAGCCATGTTGTTTCCTTTCAGGAATTAATAATCATCGTGCCAATTAGCAGGGTCTTGCAGTTGCTGACCGAAGGTATTGAACCATCGACCACAGTCGCACTCTACATCACCAGCACTGTGCCTGTCAGTCTCAAGCACCCTGTTACATGCACATTTCCATTGACGGATATAAGAACCATCGTCATTTTCAATGATTTTCATGGTGTTGTTTACCTATGGTAATCGAAGCGAAATAGCTTCAGTCAGTGCATCATTGATACCCTCACTGAAACCCATTGTCTAGCCATCACCCAACAGCCACAATGGATTCACTCACATATTATCAGCATGATATGTCAGCATGCCCTGTACATTCACCCTGTACAGATTGGGCTAGTCCATAGTGATGATGCATGCCCTGCTAAGAAACACACACCCTCACCGACACTAGCATTTGATTTTTAAAGAACGACTTGCTGTGATCAGCTTGGCCTCAATTATACAAACATTTAACTTGCACTGTCAACTGTTGCAGAAAAACAACCCTACAACTTAGTCGGCTTTTGCCTCGCATAACATATGCTTAGCTTGGCCTGAATCCCTGTGCCACAACGCAACCCATCATCACATGGCTATTCGCATCATCATGGTACAGACACTCTGCATAAGGCTGACTCGCAACCTTACACGGAATGCCTAAGCTTAGGCGGCTTGCAGCATGAATACAGGCTTAGCTGCATCAACGACAAAGCCCGTCATATCAAGCTTCGCTTTGCCCTTAGCATACAATGCAACAACCACACCCTTATCCTCTAAGTGACGAATGTCACTGTTATCGCCACCGATAACTGACATGCCTTTAAATACCTTCGGTATAGCAGCGACACTACGGAAAACGACAGCCATTCGCATGCCATTTTCAATGGCTTTGTTGACATAAGGCTGAAAGCCTACGACACCACTGTATGAGAATGTCAGATCGTAATTTAAGGGTAAACCCTTACGATTCACATCCTTTGTGTAGTCGTAGAATTGTACTGTAGGGAAAGCATCGAAGATGCTAGAGTATTCCACACCATCGGTATCAACGAAGCTTACAGCTTCCCAGCGAATGTCGCTAGTACCATTGAGTCTAACCAATGGAACTAAGCTTTGCTTAGCAGCTTTGCTCACTAGCTGTCGAATGTTAACAGCAAGCTGTTGCATGAAACTATTGCGTTCAGTAAAAAACCAAATGGTTTTGTTGATGCGGCCATTTGCCACAGTTGACATTGCACCACGGCCAGCAGTGTACAGACATGCCTCGCCACATTCAGCTTTAGCTGCCATGCTGCATGTGTTCCACTTAGTGGAAAGGTAAGGTGCTAGATAGAGAATGCCTGTCAGAAAACCGAAGGTTTCACCCTTGCTAGTTTTTGCATCAGCATTGATGGAAAGCAAAGCTTTAGACTTGAACATGATGTGTTTCCTTTCAGGAATGTTGCAGCAAAATCGCTGTTTCGGCCTCAATTATATCAAGCTTGAATAGCCCTGTCAAATGTAGGGGCTTTCCGACTAGCTTTAAAAACCGTAGGTTTCGTATGCTTGCCTCTGGATGCTACCCATAGGCCACCCTTGTATATGCTTGCACCACCATGTCTGCCATAGCATGCTGCCCACTCAGCAGCTTCGCTGAATGTGAATGTGTAATGGCGTTTCTTGCTGCCCTTACCAATGACAGTAAAGCCTACGGCTTTTGCGAGGTGACTACGAATGAGGTTGAACATGTTAGTTTACTTTCAGTAAAGCGAAGCCGATAAACATCACAGCAAGCACTATGACGGGTGACATGAATGTCATTAATGACACAGGCTGAGGGTTTGTCAGCCAATTGATGATGTGTTTCATATTATCTTTCAGATAATGTTGTAGGTTTGGTTGCTGTTACGCTTTTCATTCCGGTAAATTACATTTACCATCAATGCAGCTATCAAGGCAAAGCCTATTGCAGCACCCAATGCAAGCTCACCGATAAGGCTCACCGATGACGGAATAGCAAAGTAGCAAGCTACTTCAAGCAACGACATTGCAGCGAAAAACACAGCGAGAGTAGCTTCGCTATAGATGAAGAAAATGCGTTTGAGTGATTGTTTCATGATAGTTTACTTTCAGTAATGTTGAAGGGTTTTTGTAACCATCCCCCTTTAGGGGGACGACACAGTATGTTGGTCACTCCCAAGTGTAAGTGTACACTGCAAATAATTCCTTGATTGTTGCAACCTTACCAGTAGCTATCGCTACAAGCATTGACAGATTGTCAATGTTAACGAAGCCACATTGCAGCTTTGCTGCTTCGTACAGCTTTGCATTGTGTAGGGCAGTGATGATTTGTTCGATTTGCATGGTGTTTACCTTCGGTAGTGTAGCGTTTTGAAGCAGTAACATCGCTGTTTCGGCCTCAATTATACAAACATTTCAATAGCCCTGTCAAGTGTAAGGCTTTTCTGGCAGCAAAGCTGCGGCGTATGACGCTTGCATTACATGTGCGAGTGATGCCTATGTCATGCGAGGCTTTTCGGCATTTAATTGTTTTGTTGTTTGTTGTAGGCAGCAAAGCTGCTGCGTATGTATGCCTGAAGCTTGGTGTAGGTGCGCGAGGCTTTATCATCGATGGTGGTTTGTTGCATTGCAGCATTGGGATATATAAGGCTTTGCTGATATGGTGTAGATTGTTGCAATGCAGCATAGTGATATATAAGGGGATATAGATATACCGACCCTTCACAGTGTAGGGGTATGGTATTTAATG